TGAAATATACACATTAACGGTGTTAAACAGACAAGGCGCACCTATTACAATTCACTTGCGTGAAATGGATAGGATTGCTTACAAGACCGTTAGCGCGTTAATCGCTAAAGATGAATTGATGGGTGTAGAATCGTTTTTGAGAACACTTTGTGTTGATGGCGATGTAAATGCTATTATCAGTGATTTTAAAGCATTACGTAGCGCAGCACGTACAATTTTGCCGATGTTAGAAACCGAAGCGGGTGAACTAAAAAAAAATTAGATTCGGCAAAGAAGTTATTTGAAACGGATGAGTTTGCGCGTCAAAATGCACTCATCCGTTTTTATTATCAAACAGACCCAAATGCAATGAATGATGAACAATGGGCAGAAGCTATTGAAAGCATTATGTGGGTGTTAAAGTTTAACGGTACAATTCAAGACAAGAAATGAACAATTCGGTTGAATACATATTAAGCCTTAAAGATAAGTTTAGCAGTGGCATTAAATCGGCTACAAGTGAAACTGAAAAACTAAACGGTTCAATGGGTATGGCTCAAAAGTCAGCACTTGGGCTTGGTTCTGCTATTGCTGCTATTGGAGGCGGTTTAATTGCGCGTGAAATCGTAAACGTAACGGCCGCAATGGAGGGCTTGCAAAATCAATTAAACTTTGCAAGTGGTTCGGTTCAACAAGGAGCTGCTGACTTTGAATATTTGCGTAAAACATCCCAAGAAATGGGATTAGATTTTAATACTGCTGCAACTGCATTTGCAAAGTTTAGCGGTGCAGCAAGAAACACATCATTAGAGGGGCAAGGTGTTAGAGATGTATTTGAAAGTGTTGGTATGGCATCAACTGTTATGCACTTATCAGCAGAGCAATCAGAGGGCGCATTTAGGGCATTAGAACAAATGTTATCTAAAGGCAAAGTAAGTGCTGAAGAATTACGCGGGCAATTAGGCGAAAGAATACCGGGCGCATTCCAAATTGCAGCACGTTCAATGAACATGACTACATCTGAATTAGACAAGTTTATGGCCGATGGCAAATTAATGAGTGAAGAATTTTTGCCTAAATTTGCAGCACAATTAAAAACAGAATTTGCAGGCGGTATGGATGCAGCAACACAAAGTTTAAGTGCTAATTTAAACAGAATGAATAATTCATTTTTAGAAATTAAGTTAACACTTGGTGAATTATTAATGCCAGTTATACTTACTGTTATTGATACAATTAGTTCATTTACAAATTTTGTTAGAGAACATGCAGATGCCATAGCGGGTTTAACAGGTGCATTTGTTGGTCTTTATGGTGCTATTTTTATTTACAATGCTTATATGAAAATAGCAGCAATTTGGTCGGGTGCTAAATTTATTTATGGCATTTGGTCACTTGCAGCGGCATTAGATGGGGTAACCGTTGCACAATGGTTATTAAATTCAGCAACAGCATTTTTTGCAGGATTGACAGGGGTAGGAGTGTTTTTGGTAGCAGCAGGAGCAGCGGCAGCATTAGCGGTTGGTATTTATGCAGCAAATGCAGCACAAGAAAAGTTAAATAAAACAACTGCAGATGGTGCTAAAACTAAATTTGAGGGTTGGCCGGGAATGGGTGATACATCAAAAGAATTTAACTTTGCAACTGCAGGATTTCCTAAAAAAGGCAATCAAGCATCTGCTATGGGTGGCGCACCTGATTCCACAAATAAAGCTAAAGGTGGCACAGGAACAAACGTAGTTGAAAGTAGAGGTGTGCAAAACTTTAACATATCAATAAAAGAATTTGGCGCAGTTACTTTAAACACAACAAACATTAAAGAGGGTGCAAATCAAATCAAAGAACAAGTAGCACAGGCATTGATTGAGGCGGTTAATGATTTCCAACTAATGGCAACAAAATAAAGATATGAGTTTACAATTTATAATACCAACCCCAGCGCAGAAGCAAAATGTAAGAACACTATCAAAGGGCTTTGGGCTTCCATTGGTGCAACGTGCGATTATAGCTGCAAATAACTTTAATATTAAAACAGATAAGCCCGATGGAACTTCATTGTATGGCACACCGATGTATGGCACACTATTTATTCAAAGGCCCGAATACACAACATTTGAATACAATGATTTTACAAACGAGTATGTTGAAACACCAAATCCATTAGCAAGCAATAAATCATTTGGCACTTTAAATGTTGCACCGGGCATCAATACAGAGGGCGCACAAGGTTTATTTCTTAACGGTGTTATCATTGATGCAACGGTAAACAAAACAATCGTTAAAACAGAGGTAATTGATTTAAAAGGCACAGTCAAAGAATACATGGGCGAAAGTGATTTAACGATAACTATTCGCGGTTATGTGGCATCACAAAATCCTGATGAATACCCCGATGACGATGCGAGATTGATTAAATCGTATTCAAGTGCGCCAGTGTCACTAAAGGTTACAAGTGATTTTCTAAACAATATACTTGGTGTTAGTCAAATAGTAATTGAAAGCTGCCAAATGTCGCAGCAACAAGGGCTTCGCAATGTGCAATATTTTCAATTGAATTGTGTTAGCGACATAGATTATACAATTTCTAAAACAACAAAAGATGTTTAGAATTGTTTGCCGCGTAATAATAGAGCAACAAGGCGATGGGCGAAATGATACGTTTACATTCGCATCTGTTAGCAAAGTTAGTGTTAGTAGGTCATACGATAAGCAAACACAAACGGCATCGGTAACATTGCCGCGCAATGTCAACTACAATAAAAAAAACATTTACGAGGGTGCAAATGCAATAATGCGCAGAGGCGATAAGATTAAAATTATTGCTGCATATTTTCCAAATGAAACGGTAATATTTACAGGTTACATAAGTAAGATAAACAACAACGTGCCTGTTGAAATTTTGTGCGAGGATGAAATGTTTTTATTGAAGCAAGCTATATCGCCAAACCTATCGTTTAAAAGCGTTGATTTAAACACGTTTATCGGTAAGATGCTAACTAACATCAATGTGCCATATAAAGTTGATTTAACCGCACAATTAGGGCAAATAAGATTGCAAGAAGTAAGCATTGGTAAAGTGCTGCAAGTGTTACGCGATCAATATGGCTTATTTTCGTTTTTTAAAAACGGAGTGCTTCGTGTTGGATTACCATTTTATAAAGAGGAAGCAATGAAAGCGGTTTTCTTATTTGAGAAAATGATTAAAGAGGGAATGAGTTTAACTTATCTTAAAAAGGATGACGTTAAGGTGCAAATCAAAGGCATATTAATTATTAACAATCAGCGCGAAGAATTTATATATGGTGACCCATCGGGTGACATTCGCACTGTGTTTCAGTTAGGTGGCACAAAAGCCGATTTAGATGCAAAGTGTAATTCGTTTTTAGAGCAAGCAAACTACACTGGTTATTATGGAAGCTTTAAAACATTTTTAGAACCATTAGTTGTTCCGGGCGATTATGCAGTTGTTGATAGTTGGAAATACCCAGAGCGCAAAGGTAAATACTTAATTAAATCAGTTACAACAGAGGTAAGTGTTACTGATGGCGGTAAGCAAACAATTGAATTAGAACGTAGAATAGCATAATATGAGTAAAGAAGTAACAGATATAAGACAGGCAATACAAGCGTTAAGTGGCTTTGGTGACCTGCAATACGAGGGTGTGGTGTGCAATGTGAGCGACATTGATTTGGCTACGTTCACTTGCACTTGCACCCCGATAAATGGCGATGCAGAGTTTTACGATGTGTTGCTAAATGCCGATGCTGATAAGGGTTTTACTTTGATACCTACAAATGGCAGTTTAGTAATTATTCAACAAACATCGCAAGCAAATGCTTATGTGACTATGGTAAGCAAGGTTGACCAAGTTTATTTGGCTGGAGATGCGAATGGAGGGTTGGTAAAAGTGCAAGTGTTGAATGCTGCATTGAATAACTTACAAACAGAAATTAATACGTTGAAAGCATTAACAGGCACTGCAATAACAGTTTATTCAGGCATATTAGATAGCGGTGCAAGTGCTGCTGCATTTAACGCGGCGGTATTACCACAAATAAACATTTCACAAATAGAAAACACAACTGTAAAACATGGCAACGGCTAAAGATTTTCTGCAAAATAGCGATGGAGATGCGCTAATAGTTAACAACGATTTTGTAATTGGTGCCAGTGATGAAGACCATATTGTTGACATTATCAATTCAGCGCAAGGCGATTGGAAAGAGTATATACTTTGTGGTGTTGGAATTGATAATTACTTGAATAGTAGTGGCGCACAATTGCAATTAAAAAAACAAATATTATTACAATTAGCACAGGATGGATTCAGTTCAATAACCGTTAACTTCAGCGATAATAATAGTTCAAACTTTGATGTCGATGCAATACGTAGTTAAGGCGGGGCAAGGTATTTATGATGTTGCTATACAATTATATGGTGATGCACAATATTCGGTTAAATTATGCACTGATAATGATTTGACAATAACCGACTCAATTGAGGGCCTTACATTGACTTATGAT